TGGGCGCTGTTGGTGAACCTATCCTGACGCTTATCAAAACAAAGGTTGCTGACATGGTGACGGCGGCTATACCACATCTTCAGAATCTTGTCAACAAGGTCAAGGATGTGAAGAAGTGGATTAAGGATAACAAAAGCACCATTGACACATGGAAAGCCGCCATTGTTGGTGCAACGGTCAGCGTGGCTTCGTTTGTGCTGATCCTAAAATGGGGCGCTATCATGTCCGCTGCATCAAAGGCCATTAAGGGCGTTACACTGGCCGTCAAAGCGCTGAATCTTGCTATGAAGGCCAATATCATTGGGCTGATTATAAGCCTAATCCTGGGCCTTGTAGCGGCCTTTGTGACGCGTTGGAAAAAGAATGAAGGCTTCCGCACATTCTGGATCAATCTGTGGAACAAAATCAAATCTGCTTGCAGCACTGCTGTTGACTGGATTAAGAAGCAGTTCAACAAGCTTAAATCTGCGGTGGATGTAGTCAAGACCACTTTCAACAATATCCAGAAGACCATAGGTGAAAAGATGGAAGCGGCAAGGGACAAAGTGAAATCTGCCATTGACAAAATCAAAAAGATTTTCCCTTTGAGCATCGGCAAAATCTTTAGCAACTTTAAGATTCCGAAGATTAATGTCAGCGGTGGCAAAGCGCCTTTTGGTATTGCCGGGAAGGGCAAGCTTCCTAGCTTCAATGTGAAATGGAACGCTGAAGGCGGCATCTTGACAAAGCCCACCATCTTTGGTATGAGCGGCAACACGCTTCTTGGCGGTGGTGAAGCTGGTGCTGAAGCAATTGCCCCTATAACACTTCTAAAAGATTATGTCAAATCTGCGGTTCAGAGTGAGAATGAAGGCATTATTCGGACGCTGATTGAACAGAACAGAATGATGATGGATTTCCTTGCAAGAATCGTGCCAAGCGTTGTCAGGCTTGATTCTGGTGCGCTTGTAGGTGAATTAGTCCCTGCTGTTGACATGGGCCTGTCTGATAGATGGTCACATTCAATGCGTGGGAATACAAGGTGAAGGCCGCTTTTCCAGCGGTCTTCTTTTTACTATGTAGGAAAGAAGGTGAAAACCGTTGGAACTGTTTAAGATCTTGGGCAAAATTGCGGTAGATAACGATGAAGCGAATGACAACCTGGACGAAACTTCAGAACGGGCATCTTCCTTGGCGACAGGTCTAAGAAGGGGTCTTGGAACTGCGGCCAAGATTGGCGGCGCTGCCATTGCCGCAGCGGCAGCTGGCGTTGTGGCGCTAACAAGGTCTTCTGTTGCGGCCTACGCTGATTATGAACAGCTTGTTGGTGGTGTTGAAACGCTATTCAAAGAAAGCGCCGGGGTTGTGCAGGGCTATGCAGATAGGGCCTATCAAACGGCTGGTATGTCTGCGAATGCATACATGGAAACTGTCACAAGCTTTTCTGCGTCCTTGCTTCAGTCTTTGGGCGGTGATACGGCAAAGGCGGCCGAATATGCTGATATGGCAATCATAGACTGTCCGACAACGCAAACAAAATGGGCACGGACATTTCCTTGATTCAGAACGCTTACCAGGGCTTTGCAAAACAGAATTACACAATGCTTGACAACTTGAAGCTTGGCTATGGCGGCACACAGGCCGAAATGGAAAGGCTTATCAAGGACGCTGCGGAACTAGATGACACATTCAAGCTTGCTTATGACAGCAATGGTGATCTTGTTTATTCGTATGCTGACATTGTTGACGCAATTCACATTGTTCAGACGGAAATGGGAATCACGGGAACAACGGCAAAAGAAGCATCAAGCACGATTTCCGGCAGCATAGCTTCAATGAAAGGTTCTTGGCAAAACCTGTTGACGGCCCTTGCTGGTGACGGATGGGATTTGGGTGTGTATGTCAGCAATTTTGTTGACAGCGTTGCCACGGCTGCTGAAAATCTTATCCCCAGGATAAACACGGTATTAACTGGAATATCTCAATTGGTCGGAAGTCTTGCACCAATTATTATTTCTGCGCTTCCTGGGTTGGTGTCAAGCGTGTTGCCGGAATTGTTGGCGGCTGCGACAACTATTGTGATTGCGGTTGCTGAAGCAGTGCCGGATCTTTTTGGCAGCATTGTGGAAGTCCTTCCAAGCGCAATCAATACGATTGTGGCGGCGCTGCCCGGACTTGTGCCCAGACTGGCAAATGGCCTTACATTTATGTTTGAAATTTTGTGCAGCACATTTACGGAAATAATTCAGCCGCTTATTGAAGCAATTCCCACTTTGATTGAACAAATTGTAGCCTGTCTGCTTGATAATGTGTGGAATTTCATGGATGGCATAGTTGCACTTGTTTCCGAGTTGGTAGCAATGCTTCCTGAAGTTGTTCCGATAATTGTTGGCGCTGTCACGGAAATTGTGCGGCTTATCATTGCGTATATCCCGGACATTCTTCCTGAACTGGTCAACGCAGTCATAACAATTATCAACTTGCTTGTAGAACAGCTTCCTGTGATTCTGCCGATGCTGATTGAAGCATTGATTCAAATCATAACTATGCTGACAGAACAAATTCCTGTGATTATCCCAATGCTGATTGATGCGGCAATTACCATTGTTTCCGCTTTGATTGCCGCATTGCCGGAAATCTTGTCTGCATTGGTTTCAGCGCTTCCTGCGTTGTTGCAAGCTGTTTGGAATGCAATTGTCATGGTGTTCAATAATCTTCCGGCTTGGTTTGGGGAGATTTTCGATGGCATCTGGTCAATTATTACAGGCGTGTGGACAAGCATTCAGGAAACTGTTGCACCGATTCTTGAAAATATCAAGACGGCTATCACAGAAAAGTTTGAAGCGGCAAAAGAAACGGTGACAACCACCATTGAAACCATCAAGACCAATATTTCTGATAAGTTCACGGCGGCAAAAGAAACTGTGACGGGCATTTTTGAAGAAATCAATACTTCGATTTCTGAAAAGATTGAAGCGGCGAAAACTACGGTCAACAATGCCATTGAAGCAATCAAGGGCTTCTTTGACTTTGAATGGTCTTTGCCGGGTCTGAAAATGCCGCACTTCAGCTTTAGCGGTGGGTTCAGCTTGAATCCCCTGTCTGTTCCCACGCTGTCCGTTGAATGGTATAAACACGGCGGTATTATGACGGATCCCACGGCCTTTGGCATCAATCCTAGCAACGGCAAAGTCATGGTTGGCGGTGAAGCCGGGGCTGAAGCCATAGCGCCCATTGACACGCTTCAAAGCTATGTGTCAGCTGCGGTGGCCGGGCAGAATGCTGTGGTTGTTTCCGTGCTTGAACAGATCCTTGAAGCAATCCTGGTGATGGATGACAACATGGGCGGCAATCTGCGTGATGCTTTGGCTGATATGCGCTTCAGCATCAATGACAGAGAGTTTGCAAGACTTGTGAAGGCGGTGTATTAAGATGCTTGAACAGCTGAAATATAAGAATCATATTAATGAAGTTTTTGAATTCGGCAAAGACGGCATCTTTGTTGATACGAATGACCTTCATGACTATGAGTGGAAAGTAACAACTAAGGGAAGCAGAATTGCTTCCCTTGGCTATGCGGTCAGCAAGCGGACGCTTCCTATCACCATCATTTGTGAAACGGAAGAACAGGGCATTGAAGCCCGGAACAGGCTTTTTGAAGTGGTGGAAAAAGATGCCCTTGCCATGAAGCATGGTCAAATCATCATTGTCAACTACTATTTCAAATGCTTTGTGACAAAGAGCCAGAAAAGCAACTATCTGATCACCAAGCGACATCTGAAGCTGAAGTTGACGCTGACAACGGACTTCCCCTATTGGGTGAAGGAAACCACGTTCAGCTTCCGCAAGACAGATGACAGCGCAAGCGGTGAAGGTCTTGACTTCAGCTTTGACTATCCCTATGACTATGCGTCTGAAATAAGCAGCCAGAACCTGAACAACACGGGCTTTATTGGCACGAACTTCAGAATGATCATCTATGGCGCTTGTGTGAATCCGTCTGTGTATATCGCCGGGCATCAATACAATGTCAATTGCACGGTTGGTGCTGGCGAATATCTGACCATTGATTCTGTCAACAAGACAATCACGCTGACGGGCGTTGATGGCACTGTGACAAATATGTTCAATCTGCGCAACCGGGATTCCTATATCTTTGAAAAGATTCAACCGGGAAGCAACACTGTCACCTGGGAAGGTGATTATGGCGTTGACCTGATTTTGCTTGAAGAAAGAAGTGAACCGAAATGGACTTGATTTATATGAATTCAAGCAAAGAAGATGTTGGTGTCCTGCATGACTATGATTTTGACCTTGCTTTTGGGTCAGATGAAAATGACTTTGAATGCCGGATTGCATCAAATCTTCACTGCTGCGGTGCAAGCTATTTCCTTTACATTGAAGGCACTGAATATGGCGGCATCATTGATGGCATCAAAAGTGATACCACCAATGAAGAAGTTGTGTACCACGGCAGAACATGGCACGGCATCTTGAATTCTAAAATCATTGAGCCGAACGCAGGGGAAGCTTATCTTGTCATTTCCGGGGAAGCCAACAGTGTCATTTCTTCTTTGCTGACCAGGCTGCACTTAACAGACCTGTTTGAAGCATCTTCCGAAGATTCAGGCTTGACAATCAGCGGCTATAAGATGAACCGCTATATTGGCGGCTATGACGGCATCATAAAGATGCTGAAGGCCGTGAACGCAAAGCTGATGATTAAGTTCCAGGACGGCAAAGCTGTGTTGTCAGCGGAGCCTATACAAGACTACACGCAAGACGGGGAAATTGATTCTGACCTGATCAATCTGAATATCAAGCAGACTGTGAACAAGGTAAACCACTTGATTTGCCTTGGTCAAGGCGAACTTGAAGCAAGACTTGTGCTTCACATTTATGCCGATGCGGACGGGAATATCAGCCAAACACAGACGATCTTCGGCACTGCTGAATATTCCGCTGTTTATGACTATTCTTCCGTTGAATCGGAAGAAGAACTTTTTGCAAGCGGCAAGGAAAAGCTGAAGGAATTGTGGCAACAGGATGACATTGATGCAGACATCAATGAAGCTGATGATTCTTATGATGTGGGTGACTTGGTTGGTGCTACTGACCATATAACAGGAATTAGAATCATGGTTCCTGTGACCAAGAAAATAGTAACCATCAAAAACGGGGTTGTTGCTGTCAACATCAAAACGGATGTTGGAAGCACCAGGTCTTCCACAGCATCTGGCGGCACGGCTTCTGGCGGTTATTCTGGCAGCAGCGGCACGGATGACCACACACAGCTTATAAACCGAGATGCGGACAATCAGCATCCCATGTCTGCAATAACTGACTTGAATCCTACGTTGACCACAAAGCTGAACACTTCAAGTGCGTTGACGAACACACAAATTGAAAATCTTCTTGGGGGTATTTAATTATGGCAAACTATCTTGACGAAAATGGCCTTTTGTATCTGTGGCAAAAAATCAAGACGGCGCTTGCCGGGAAAGCTGACACAGGCCACACACATAACTATGCAGGAAGTAGCAGTGCCGGGGGCAGCGCCAACAGCGCTGTTAAGCTTGACGCTTCTGCCGGATCCGAAACGCAGCCTGTTTATTTTTCCAATGGCGTTCCCGTAAAGACCACGCACACGCTTGGCAAAGGCGTTCCTGCTGATGCTGTGTTTACCGACACCACCTATGGAAATGCGTCTGCTTCTGCCGCTGGTCTTATGTCTGCCAGTGATTATAGCAAGCTTGCCGCTTTCGGTGCGGCTTCTACTTATGCCCTGAAGTCTGATGTGACTTCCGCTGTTTCTGGAATGTATAAGTACAAGGGCAGCAAGTCCACCGTTGCTGATCTTCCGTCTAGCGGCAACACCACTGGTGATGTCTGGAACGTATCTGCAACCGGGATGAACTACGCTTGGAACGGAACTGAATGGGATTCCCTGGGTGAAACCTTCACGATTACTGCTATTACAAATACGCAAATTGACACCATTGTTGCGTCCTGAAAGGCGGTGGCATGATGGCAGAATATCTTGACCATGATGGACTTGCTTACTTTTGGGAGAAGGTCAAAGGCTATTGTGATAACAAAGGTGAAGAGCCTGAAGTCAGAAACCTTTTGTTGATTAATGACTTTACCTATACAACGGATGACGGCGTTACTTATTCAGCATCTGGCGGCGTTGTAACGGTAAGCGGCACACCAACAAAGCTTAACACTTACAACATAATTAGCGGTGTTACGCAACCGACACTTCCAGCCGGAACATATACGCTTTATTTGGGCGCAGCCGCTGATTGCAACCGCAATCCCGGTGGTTATATGTGGGTGTCTGGGCTAAAAACATTCACCACAGATGCGGAGTGGAAGCTAGCCCAGATTCAGCTTTATTGCGACACTTCAAACCAGAACTACACTATCTACCCAATGTTGTTGAGTGGCGAATATACGGAAGCCACGTTGCCTGAATTTGTTTCCTACGGACAGAGCGAAGCAACTAATATCAAGCCCGTTCTTCTTTGGTCTGGCACCTGGTCAAGCGGAACACTGACTATTGCGACTAGCGGTGGTTCTGCCGGATGTACTGGCAAGGGCAACATCAGTGATTATAAGTGGGTCAGGATTGAGCGTGGCGATATGGTCAGCTTTGATGCTCCCGTTTATAGTGATGGTCTATACTTCGGTGGCGTGTGGGGCAATAGTGATGGCGTTGGCCAGCTTAATGTGGGCCATATCCGCAGAAGTGGGAATGTCTTAACATATTATTACAACACCAGGTTTGCGCTTACTAGCTTTGTAACGCAAGCAAGCGGCGAAGCAATCACGGCTATTTATGGGCTTGCAAAAACAAGCGACATTTCCTAATGGATCTAAATATGACAATTTATTTTTTTGAATCGTGTTGCAAAATATTGGGGGTGCGACTATGGCAAATCTTCATTTAATTACAGGCTATGCAGGACAGGCCCATGTCACAGCTGCTGACCATGGGTCTTTCAATGCGGCCATTCTTGGCAGCGGTCAGTTTGTCCTTAACAGGGGAAGCAAGCTTGCCGCTTCTGTTATCACTAACAACACCATCCGAATTGCGGATGGTGACATTCTTATGCAGGGCAGACACATCCGTCTGAATGAAGGCAGCTATGTGGATCTGACCATTGAAAACGGAACGCAGGACATGAGCCGCAATGACCTGATTGTTGCCCGTTATACGAAGGACAGCGGCACTGGCGTTGAAGACTGCAATCTTGTAGTCATCAAGGGAACGGCGGTCAGCGGCAATGCTTCTGATCCTGCATACACTAGCGGTGACATTATCAATGACCATGTGGTACAGAATGATATGCCGCTTTACAGAGTTCCCATTTCCGGCCTGAATGTCCAGAACCTTGTGTGTCTGTTTGACACTGTGGATGTCACGCTTCAGAGCCTTAACTCTAACAAGCAGGACAAGACCAATTATTTGACTGCGGAATCTTCCCTTGCGGACGGCGATTTTTTCCCCTTCTATGACACTTCTGCAAGCACCAACAAAAAGGTGCTGTGGAGTGGTATTAAAAATGCGCTTGGCAAAGTGTTTGCGGCCCTGTCCCATAAACATGCGGCCAGTGACATCACAAGCGGTGCCTTGCCTATCGAAAGGGGCGGTCACGCCGGAAGCACGGCGGCAGAAGCAAGAACCAACCTTGCTGTGCCTTATAAGCCCGTGAAGCTTTGGTCTGGCACTTGGTCAAGCGGAAGTTTGACGGTTGCCGCCAGTGGTGGTTCTGACGGATGCACTGGCCTTGGGAATGTCAGTGACTATAAGTGGGTCAGGATTGAACGTGGGGATATGGTCAGTTTTGATGTGCCTGTGCATACGGATGGCCTGTATTTTGGCGGTATTTGGGGCAATAGTGATGGTGGCGGTCAGTTGAGTGTTGCACACATCCGAAGAAGTGGGAACGTGTTGGAATATTACTACAACACACGCTTCAGCCTTCCCACGATGGCATCTGTTGCAAGCAGCGAACCTATCACGGCCATTTATGGGCTTACCAAGGAATCTGATATTATCACATCGTAAGGGGGCGGTATCATGCTTAAATTCTACGAACTGAACGAAGAAAAACGGATTATCATCACGGCTGACACGGGCCGTCTTGTGGAACAGGAAGATGGCACTGTCATCATGGTAGGTGAACGGTTTGACTTCCCGGAAGATTTTGATTTCAACAAACAGCTTGATTACAAAATCATTGACGGTGAATTGGTCTATGATCCTATTGCACAGCCTGAACAGAAGGAAACCACGGAAGATGTGCTGAATGCACTTTTGGGGGTGACAGAATGAACAAGATCCAGATGGCAGAACAGTTTAGAAAGGCTTTGCAGATGTTCGCTGCTAGCCTTGACGGTGAAAGGGCTATGGAAGTGGCAACCATCTATGATGCGTGGGTTGCTGACAAAGCTTATGCTGTTGGTGAATATCTTACCTATGGTGTGAACGCTGTTGGGGATCCACAGCTTTACAAGGTTGTCCAGGCCCACACCAGTCAGCTTGATTGGTTTCCTGACCTTACGCCGTCCCTTTATGAGCCTATCGGCCTGAATGCTGAAGGCTTCCCCGTTTGGTCACAGCCTTCCGGGGCACACGATGCTTATAACACCGGGGATGTGGTTGACTACAATGGGACGCTTTACATTTCTTTGATTGACGGCAACACCTATTCCCCTGACGCTTATCCGGCAGGGTGGGAAGTCTACACGGCTGAATAAAATTACGGGATGACAGGCAGTTCAATGACCTAATCTTTTGAAAGGGTCATAACTGCAATGAAGGGCATTACTTTTGGAAGTTTGCATTCATATAGGGACTTCCGCTTGCTTCTGGTTAAAAAAGAAGTAGGAAGTCCCACTGTCAAAGTCAAGAAGATTGATGTTGAAGGCGCTGATGGTGCGCTGGATTACACAGACTTCTTTGGCGAAGCAAAATATGAAGATGTAACACACAAGTTTGAATTCCAGACAATAGTTCCCCAGGGTGAATTCCTTTCGTTGTTTTCATCCATAAAGAACGCACTACACGGAAAGAAGATGCGGATTATCCTTGATGATGATCCGCTTTTCTATTACATCGGACGGCTGCATGTTTCAAGCTTTACGAACGAAAAAAGCATTGGTGTTATCAGCATAGAAGCTGAATGTGAGCCTTACAAATACATGCTTGAAAAGACTGTTGCTGAAGTCGATGTTGACGGCACGTTCACAGCTGTTCTGCCAAACAGCCGAAAAAGAGCCGTCCCGGAAGTGCTGTTTGAAACGGATGGCAGCATCCGCATTGAATATCTTGGGGCAAATGTTTGGGACTTGGGAAGCGGATCCTACACACTGCCTGAACTGGAATTGGTGGAAGGTGAAAACAGCGTCACTTTAACAGGGACGGGCACTGTCACCTTCACTTGGCAGGAAGCAGGGCTGTGACATGTACAAGGTATATTGTGACGGCCTTTTGCTATACCACAGCAAGCTTGAAAACCTAAAAATCTTCAATCCGTCTGTTGAACTGGAACTGAACAAAACAGGCAGCTTTGAATTCACCATCTACACTGACCATCCATATTACAGCTTGATACAGAAGCTGAAGTCCATCATCACTATCTACCAGGATGACTATTTGTTGTTCCGTGGCCGGGTGCTTGATGATGAAGTGGGCTGGCACAATGAAAAGCACATTGTCTGTGAAGGTGACATGGCCTTTTTGCTTGACAGCATTCTTCGGCCCTTTGCCTTTACTGGAACGGTGGCTGAATTCCTGGCCTACATCCTGCCTTTGCATAATGCCCAGGTGGATGAAAGCAAGCAGTTCCAACTTGGCAATGTCACTGTGGAAGGCTATGTCAACTATGAAGCTGTGGACTACCTGACCACAAAGGACACCATGGAAAATGCCCTTTTGGAACAGATGGGCGGCTATCTGATGACCAGGACGGAAGACGGCATCACTTATCTTGACTATCTGTCAGAACTGAATCTGCTGTCACCACAGACCATTGAATTTGGAAAGAACCTTCTTGACCTGAAGCGGATCCGCAAGGGCGCTGACATT